CAAGTGATTTTTTGTATGTTTCAATACCCCTTTGATATCCCTTCTTTAACCCTGCTGAACGATTATTACCTTGTATAACTTCACCTCTTTCATTAACTACAGGTGCGCCACTATACGCATTTGTATTTTCGCCCATTTCAGCAAACCTTGGCTTGTTTGCAAATCCTTCTTCTGCTTGAATACTACCTTCGTCATTTCTATTCTTAGGTTGCGCTTCCCATATAAAATGATTAGGATTTCTTAATCCGTCTTGATGCGAAGGTTGTAATGTTTCGGATTCTACTAATTTGTATGTAAAGGGAACTGATACACCGCCACCACCTGGCTCACTTGTAAATCTAACGCTGCCGCCTTCTTCGGATTTAATTCCCAAACCCTTTTCATTTCTAACATATTCAACACCATCTTTTACATACTTGCCTTCTTTTCTTATTTTATCTCCGTCATTTAATAGGTTTTCTGTTTCTCTTAGTTCTTGTTGGTTTACTTGTTCTTGACTTTGTTTGGGAATCGTAACTTTACTTTCTTTTTTTTGCTGAGATTCAGCTTTATTTAATGCCTCATTATTTAAAACTATTATACTTTCAGTTCCGTATTTAGACTTTCCAGTTATATCTTCATCATTATAAGATATAGCATCATATCCTCTTTTTTTAACTTCGGCTTTTATTTTATCTATATCTTCTTTTTTAAGAGATGTATCAAATCTTGGGTCAAGTAATTCATGCAATAATAAGTCTTCAAAATCAGTATTGCCTTCTTTATTTTCTAATTCTAAATCATTTATTATTTCCCTAACTTCGTCTTCTTTAATTATTTTGTTTTCATCTAATGAAAAAGATTTTACTTCGCCTTCATTTATAGAGGCATATTCTTTTGCTATTTCTTTATTAGGAGTCAAAAATATATCACCTTCTGAATCTAACCTGCCTCCATGAAAAAATATTTTTTTAATTACTTCTTTTTTTTTGGAAAGTGCTACTTTTTCAGACTCAACAACTTCCGCTTCCGTTTCTACTACTTTCCTAGATTCGGCAAGCGCCATTTCCCTAGCCTTGTCACTAACCTCTCCAATTTTTGCAGTAGCGGCTTGATATTCTAATGTAATGTCCTTTAATTCATTTGGCAAATCTTCAAACTCTACTTGTTCCCCGTCCTTATCATTTACAATTATTTCGTTATCATAAGCAGTATCTATGGTATATCCTTTATTTTCAAATTCACGTTCTATCTCTACCATTCTATCTGTAATAGGCTTGGCTAGTCTTGCTACTTCTTTTTCATCTATGCCTGTTATTTTTACTTCTTCTTGTTTGGGAAGTTGTGCTTTAGTTGCTTCTGCATTTATTTTTATTTCTTTAAAAGGATTATAATTATATAAATCAGATGGTCTTAACGACTCTTTTCTTCCAAAAATAGAATCTGAAAGTTTTTCTGATTCATTAATTGAATGATACTCATTAAGATAAGATTGAATCATTGCAGAATATGGATTGCCCATTGCTTCATCTGGAGGCATGCTATATTTGCTTCCATTTTCAAATTTTATTACCCAATTTAAATTTTTGTCTTTATGATATTCTTTAGCAAATTTATTATCACTTTTATAATTACCAGGAGAGTCTACTTCTACAGAAATTATTTTAGGTATCTTGCCTTTTTCGCTTATTTTTTTTGCTTCTACTTCAAATTTTGAATTAAATTTATCTATTTCTGATTTTACAAATTCAGCATTATCCCACCCTTTTGATAAAAAATTATTTATATTTAATTTAGATAAATTTTTTACCTTATCATTTAATTCATCAGATTTATCAAAATATTCATCTCCTTTTAAATTATTTAATTTATCTACATCATTAAGTTCTTTGACAGTATCCTCTAGCTTTCCTACATCTTCTTTTAATAAAGGTGTAATAAGTTTATCGTACTTGTCATAAATTTCTTTTCGCTTTGCTTCGTCTGTTGGGTCAGGCATCGCATCGTACTCAGCTTGTTCTTCTGCTCTTAGTTGTTCTACTGTTTTTTGTTTGGGAAGTTCTGCTTGTTGTTTTTTAAATTCTTCTTTATAGTTTTCTATTATTTTATCTACATTATGAAAATCAGAAGTTAATCCTTCGGGTGCATTTTCTTCTAATTTTTTTGCTACAAATACAGCTTCATTAGGATTATCAAATTCTATATTTGCTAATGGAGTTTCGCTTTTAGCATCTCCTACATTTAAAAGTATTTTCCCATTTTTTAAATTATCATTTACTCTATATTTATTTGTTTCAAAATAAATATTAGCACCTGTTCCTAATTGTTTTATTGGTTTTACTTCTTCCCCGACTTTCTCACCAATTCCTTTCCCTTCTCCTTCAGCCCCTGGTGCTTGAAGTACTCCACCTGTGCTAATCTCTTCTGTGCTTGCCCCTTTGATAGGTTCGGTTGTGACAGATTCTTCCCCGACTCCGACTTTACTTGGTAACCCTGGGATGTTTTCTTTATCATTTGTTTGTGTTTTTTGTTTGGGAAGTTCTGATTGTTGCGCTTTTGCTATTTCATAATCAGCTACAGATTTAGCCAATGTTACTCTTACTATCTTCTTGCCATTATCTTCTCCTCTTGAAGATATTTTGTCTTTGAATTGTTCGGGAACTTCCGCCTCACTTCCGTAAGTAAATGTTACAAAATTTCCTTCTTTTATATCTTTTAATCTTTGTTCTTCAGTTGGCTCTTTCAACACTTCCCCAACACCCACTTGCTCTCCTTCTACTCCTTTTTGTAAGGGAGCTTCTGATATTTCACCATTTAAAGGCTGCCCTGTCACATCGTTTACTTCATATGCAAATGGGTCATTAGTTTCTGTTATGCCTTTTATTTGATTATTTATTGCATCTATTTGTTGTAGATATGGGTCTATTTGAGTAGCATCCTTAGATGACATTTCTGACATTAGATTATCTCTCTTTTGTATAAGACCTGCTACTGATGCTTGTGTTTCGGGAGTTAAATCCTGAGATGTTTTTTCTAATGATTTATTATAACTATTCAAATCAGCCATTACTGCTTCAGTAGTTCCCTGAGGTACATTACCTAATTGCTCATTATTGCTTAATATAGCTTGTAATTCAACAGGATTTTCTTTGCTTAAACTATATTTTATAGCACTTCTTAATTGACCTGGTAGCTTTACCCCACCAACCACCGCTTGCGTTGTCAAATGCAATAAAGCTCCAGCAGTAGCACCGCTTGCAAATGATTTTGCTGCATCATTTATCACTTCCCCAGCAGACAACTTATATCTCTTATCTTCTATACCTGCTTCTATTTCTTTTCCAGCTTCTCCTACTGCCGATATAGTTCCTAGCTCTACAGCAGATTTTGCTGTACCATGAGCTGTATTCTTTAATGTATTTGATATTGATTTTTCAAGTACGGGAATTGCTTCTTGTGCTATAGGCTTTGCTCCAATAGCAGTAAATGCCAAATTCGTCAATCCCCCAACTATCTCACCTGTAACTAATCCATTTTCAGCTTCACTCATTAAGTCTACATCAGATGTATCAGGGTTTTGTTCTTTAAGCATATTGAATCTTCTAAGAACCTCATCTCTACCACCTTGATTAACCATGTCTGGAGTAGTCATTGCGAATGATAGCACTGGTGCTAAACCCACTAGCGAAGCACCTGCCGTTTCTGGGGCTGCCATAACTGCTGCTGTTGCCATTATCCCTGCTTCTGTCATTTTAGTAACAAATGGCACTGCTCCGCCTATTATTTCACCTGCTTCACCAAAAAATGCACTAGGGGTTTTCCCTACATATCCTTCTTTAGTTAAAGCGTACGCTTCTTCTCTTTTTTTGTTTGCATAATCAGCTCTTTGTTGTGTTGTCATATTATTGACAAACTCTTTTGACTCTTCTTCATCATTAAAAGCCCTATTCAATGCATCCACTGTAGAATCCCAAAACCCAGTAGTTTGACTAAGTGCTGGTAGTTTTGTATTAGGGTCAACAGTATAAACTGCATCGTTGTTTTTTACAGCTTCCTCTATTTTTTTTCTTTGCTTAATGTATGCTGGGGAATTTTTAGGTGCAGATAATCCTTTAGCTTTTAATGCTCTTTCTGTTGTGTTATCAATAGCTGTTTGCATATTAGCTCTTGACTTTGCGACTTGCTCTATTTTTTCTCCAGTTACATTCTTTGCAACATATGTTGCATCAGATGGCATTGGTTTATTAAATGAGCTTTTATCTAATACTATGCTTTTCCAATCTTTTTGTTTGGGAATTGGTTGAGGCTGAGGTGCATTTTCTTTTGCTACCTGCGCCTGTTGAGCTGCATAAGAAGGATTAAGTGCGCTTGTTTGCCAACTTGGCTTTTCTCCCCCTTCTTGTAAACTTGATGGTGATGGTGAGGGTGTAGGGGGATTGGTATTTGTCTTTAATTCTTGACCACCAGATTGACCATCTACTTTTTTTTTTACATCATCAAAATCAGAGAAATCGTATTGAGTATTAGATGGAGCTTGCTCTTTATTGCTAACAGCTTCATCAAATGCGGAAAAATCATATTTTTTAGCTCCAGACATTATTTATGTATTTTATGGTTTTTTTATTAACCCTTCAGCAATAAGTATTTTTATAGCATCGCTTTCGCTTAATTTATTCTTACCCATAAAAGATGAAATCTTTTTTTGAGTTGCATTATCATAAGATTTTATTGATGGCGCAGATTTAGGGATGCCTTTTTTCTCTTCTATTGCTAATATAGTTTTGCCTTTTGCATTAGGCTGTACTTTATATCCCAACGTAGCGGCATCTATAGTAGTTAATCTTTTTCCTATTTTATTATCTAAAACAGGATACACTTCCCAATTGCCTTGTTTATTCAGCTTTACACCTAAATTATCTGAACCATACTCTCTTTTTTCTGTCTTTCCTTGTTCCTTTACTTCGTATCCTAATTTTAAATCTTTAATTATCCCTACAATGCTTTTAGAAAACTCTGCATCTAAGTCTTCTCTATTTAATGGCATATACGCTTCATTTCTGCCTTGCTGTGACGCTAGGACAGCGTTTGGCTGCAATCCTGTTTCTCTTGCAACTTCTTCTACGCTCTTGCCTTGCTTTAACAAATCAGCAGCCTTATCTTTTTGGTCTTGAAGAGCTTTGTATTGTGTAGCAGCAAGAGTGTATATATCTCTTTTTTCTCCACCTGCTCCCCCTACATTAACATTAGTTGTATTTCTAACTATAGGCTGCTTTTGTTCTTCCCTTACTTTAATAGATGCGGATTCAGTCATATTGTCTTTAACTAAATCATAGGCGATAGCTCTTGATAATGCTTCTGCTTGGGAACTGTTGAGAGTAGCTTTGCCCTGCATTTGTTTTTTAACCTCATTTCTTAAATAAGCTGCTGCTGCTGGATTATTTTTAGGAGAAAAAATCTGCTCAAAGGCATCTTTATCTAATAGTTTTATAGGGGCTTTCACTTTTTCCCCAGCATCCCCCATCCATTCGTGCATTACAACAGCATTGTTATCTGTAAATGTTTCGTGCTTAGGTTCAAAATCTCCTGTTGGCTTACCAGACGCATCTGTTATTGGCTGATAAAATGGCTGCGATTTTGCATCATACAATGTAGCTGTTTCTACACCAGCTTTATTTCTTGCCTTTTGGCTGTATTGGTATTCTATTGGCTTTGCATTTTTTATAGATTCCCTTACAGCCTCTGCGTTATATATGTCGTCATTGTTTATTACATCGTCTATGTAATTATGTGTGATGTCTACGTTGTCTAAATTGTCTGGGAGTTTACCGTCTTGGATACCCCATGCTCTGTTCTGAAATGATTCCCTAAACTTATTAGCATCTATGCCCTTCATCCCCTTTACTTGCTCCAATCCAAGTTCCATTTGTCTTTTTAATTCCTTTGACTTTTCAGAATCTTGAGCCACTTGTCTTATTATGGGGTTTGCGAACATTTGTATATGAGATTCAGTTGCCCCTGGGTTTTCCGCTATAAATGTATACACTTGTTGCAACCCACTAGATAATTTATTTGTAATGTTAGGGTCTGCTACTGTTCCACTTAAGTAATCTTTAGAACTAAATTGATTTTCGACAAGTTTTGTTAATGCCGCTTTATTTGCTTTAGCCGTTTCCGCAGCCTTAGCTTTGGCAGCGTTTTGTGCGGTCATGTCTTCTGCTAGCTTATATAAGCCAGCAAATTGCTGTTCGGGGGTTACAAATCCTTTAATATCTAATTCTGCCATTTTTATTTATTGTTGATTTGGATACCATGAATATGGACTTTGATATCCGTATCCTTGACTTAAAAAGTTAGATGGATAATTGTATCCTTGTTGGGGAGCTGCTCCTGCTTGTTGTTGATAAACAGGCATAGCCCATCCCCCAGCACTTAATATATTTGATGGTATATTTGAATACGGCTGTTGAATGCCATATCCTTTGCTTAGGAAGTTGCTAGGGAGTTGTTGACCTCCTATGATTGGCATTGTACCTTTATCACCTAACCCAATGCCTCCAGAGCCTTGTGTTGTTCCAGGTGCTTGGGAAGACTTCCCTCCAAACATTCCACTTAAACCATTTTTACCAAAACCTCCAGCCGCATTAAATGATGCTAAAGAAAAACCAGCATTAGATATATCTCCCCAGGTATTTTGTTTGTTTTCTTGTATTGCCCCTTTTAATTGAGCTTTCATTGCATAATCTCTCTGAGCTGCTTCATAGTCTGCATTTTGAGCTTCTACCAAATTACCATATCTACGTTGATAGTCAGATAATTCTGCTTGGTTAATGCCACTTATAGCTTGATTTTGTTGTGCTTGAACGCCACCTGCTGCCGATATTAAATCGGCTGCTGATGTTGCAGATTTTTGTATATTGCTCATTGTATTAGCTCCACTTTGGAATATATTTCTTTCTGCTGCTGCTGCACCTGGCATACGTGCATTCAATAATGTCTGAGCAAATCCAGCTCTATTTTTATACGCAGGAATTTGACCTAACATTCTTTCTAATTCTTTATTAGCCTTTGCCCTACCTATTGCTTTACCTGCTGCGCCTGCTAAGCCTACTCCTACCATTGATAATGTAACTGGCATATAATTATTGTTTTAAATAAACTAATTGAACAATGTCATCTTTGTCCTCAATGACTTCTAAGTCATTTTTTAATAACCATTTTATTGCTCTTATATTTTTATTCCAAAGCCTACATACGAATTTCTTTCCTAGGTCTTTTCGTATCATTCCAAAGAATTCCCTTAAATATCCTCTTATTCTGTACTGGGAAGTCAAGCTAAATGAAATCAATAGCATATCTGCATAAACGTAATACCCTACTAATTTTCCTTTGTCATAAACTCCCTTACAAATACACAAATCTTTTATTTCAAATATCTTTTCACTTATACTGCTGATAACATCATCTATAGTTTCTACTTTCACATTTGGGTCGTACAGTTCAATTATTTCCTTATCTTCTTCAAATGCGATTCTTATTGCTTTTTCTAATTGACTGTATGTTATTTTTCTTGCTATCAAACTATATGACCTTTACTTATTGACATTCCTAGTTCTAAAATACGAAGTTGTAAAGGTGATGCTGTTGGGGAATACTCTGCTAAAACGAACATATTAGTATTCCTCATTACCTCAGCCGTTAACAAACCTGTATACACATCACCACTTGTTGTTGGTACTACCTTGTTTCTCAATATCTGTGCGTACCAAATTCCTTCTTTCTGTACAAAACTAATGTCCTCTAAGTCTGATGTTTGTAAGTAAGGGAATTCATTATAAAAATACACAAAATTTGGAACAATATTAGATTCTGATAAAAAATTATCATAAACCTTCGGCATTTGTGGTAAAATGTTTGATGTAAACATTATTTGTGACGGGGAATACACTCCATAAAATATATTTTGGTCGTTTTGATTATGTTCCCAAGCGTTACCTTGATTAAAAGAAAACAGCCTGTTTTGTATTGTACAGAAATATTCTGTGTTGAATGTATATGCACTCTGCCAATGTGGTTGTACTACAGCTCCTGTACCTAACTTGTAAGAAATGGTTTTACCTTGGTAGTCTAGAATATCAAATGGATATACTACACTTGGGTAGTCTGGTAAGAATCCTTTTGGTGGTGTATCTGAAAGCTTGGGAATTGTTACCAATAATTCATCATGTCCAGGGTCTACAGTAGCAAATACATATGGTCTGTTCCCAAACGACTCAATCTCATCCTTTGTCAAAGACATATACTTGTAGCACCAATTCTTCCAAAACCTTGTCATTTTTATTGCCGAAATAGTATCTAGTCCATTAGCTGAATATTGCACCCATCTGCCATTGCTGGCATCTAAGAAATAAACATTCCCACGATATTGAACAACGGATGCAGGGTCTATGCAGCCATAGTTTCCCTTTAATATATTAATAGTTCCCACGACATCTTTGCCTGCACTAAAAAACTGAACGCCACCTGTACTGTCCGTTATCTGCGTTTCCCCAAGATACATAGAATTAGTTTCTACTGCACACAAGGCTAACATGACACTACCCTGGTCTTGTACCTTTGATGTGTTCTGAAGTTTATTTATAGAGCCACAATCATCTGACACAAAGGTTTGACTTCCCAAACGGAATGTACTAGACCCATTTATTTGTGTACCCGATATATATGTGTCGCTCCATACTACTTCTGTGTTGTTGTCTGCTTGCCCTAGTCTTGTAATAATATTTACCTTACCTGTATCCGTAGCCCATATTTTATAAAACAAATCATTTGGACTCATTGCATTTGCAAAGTATTGATTACTATCCCAAGTTCTACTCAAAATATAACTATCTGAAATAAAAAATCCTTCTAATTGAGAATATGTCCTAAATTCTGTTTTTGGATTATTTATATTGTATATCTCTCCCATTTCATAAAATGGTTCTGGCTCTGCTGATTTATATGGGGTATATATTTCGTAAACAAAATTTGTGGTTGTCAATGAACCTAAGTCTATGCTTTGTAATAAAATATAATCTCCGTCTTGACCTATGACATTTAATGTATAAGTTTCATAGGCTGAACTTCCTAAGTCTTCAGTTAAAATACAAACATCACCTTCCGTGTATATATAACCTAGACCTGATTGATTCAATGCATTTGTATTTAATGCTATACCTATTGACCCTGGCAAAAAGTTGTCGTCATATACGTACACGCCTGTTGCATCCCTAGAGAAATACTTTGTTTTGTTTGTAAATGATTGAATAAAAAATCTTTTGTCTTGGTTCTTGGTTAGGACAGGAGCATAAAAATATGCCCAATCTGGTATTTCAAACAAAGCACCTGTATTATTTAAAGTCCACTTAAATGAATCTGTGGCTTCGGTATATTCGTAATCCCTTTCTTTAGTTGATATTGAACAATCACTATTTGTTACAACACCACACTTTCTCATGGCATAGTCATAAAATACTATTCCACACTTGTATGTAGATAGTTGTGGAAATGCATTAGTTATGTCAATGCTAATCCCATACACTGGTATTGTGCTGCCTGGTTGTACTGCTGAACTAGTATTTCTATACCCTGATGGTTTTGTATTATTTATTACGGTTGGTACATCTTTCCCTTTGAACGTAAGACTTGCCGAATTATAGGTAATAGATGTTGGCGGTGTTGGCGGTGTTGGATATCCAGGGGGAGTTATACTAAATAAAGTATCTGTAATGTCATATCCATTTAACAAGTACCAACCTGGGGTTGCAGCCCATGGTAAATAAAAGTACCACCCAGAGTACCTGTACCATTCAAATGGGATTGTATTGTCTTTTCCAGCATGACTTAATTTAATTAATTGAACATCTCTTGTTGTAACAGTTGGGTTTACAACACTACCTTCTTCTATTGCCATAGATGTTGCTAGTGGGGCATCATAACCATCTATATTGTTAGCAAGAAAATATCGCTGTTTTGCTATTTCATGTGTTTGGGAATAGATAGGTATGTTGTCAAATGGTCTTAATACATCTGCTTCTGCTATTACAATTCCTGTTGTGGTATTGTAAAAATTATATGTTAGTGAGCCTATACTATTATTATGATTGTCAATATCATTTAAATCGTCTGGGTTGGCTTTATTCCAAGTCCTTGCTATAAATGCGTAGTTAGTATCGCTACTCCTGACTATTAGGTTTATAATTTTTACAGTGTTAGGGATTTGTTCATTTAAATCCATAGTTACCACAATTCTATTTGGAGAATTATCTGGTGGCGTTACTGGGAAATTAAGTCTTGAAGATGAGCTGTAGCTGCCTATTACACTTGTTTCGTAGTCATAGTACTGGTACTGAAATGCAAACTCAAAAGATTCATTGTTTATAAAGTTTTTAGTAAACAATGCATCGTAATCTTTTGTAAAGTTAGGTGTTAATATTGTAGGTCTTTTTATTAAAGTTATCTCATCAAAATTAAGTGGTAATAGATATGTATGGGAATCCGTTACAAATGATGAATAATTTGCACTAATACCCGACTCTATATTTATTTTTCTTGGTTCATTATTAGTACCATCTGTCCACGATAAAATATTGTTTGCTATATGTGCGCTATGTATAAGAGAGTTTTTATCAAAGTTTAACCCCCCAATTACTTGAGAAGAAGTCAAAACATTGTATTGCTCATTTGCATCTGTATACATACAAATAATCTTGTCTTCCCCTCCAGCAGTATAAAAAATATCAGTAGTAAAGCTATCATCAATAGGAAAAATATTTGATAGCTCTATTTTATACCCACCAGGATATGAAACCTGGTCAGTAATAGTAATGGAAATAATAATAAATGATACTGCAGTACCAGCTCCATTTATTATAGTAATACCATCTCCTGCCTTTAATACTGATGCTCTTGGGTCGTATGTAAATATTAAATTGGTGGCTGGGAATAGAGTGCCTAACAAAGTTATGTTGGCTATAGGCACTTGATGACTTCTTACTGTGTCATAGTCAAAGTAAACAAATCTGTTGTTCTCTGTGTCTTCTATTGAGCCTATTGTTATGTACTGGGAATTGAATGTTATTGCCCTTACAGAAGCTCCTCCAGCATGGAAATCAGAACTAAATTCAAATTCTCCACTAGCATAATATAACGATGATTGATAAGCATAGTCTGTCCCATTTAATGTTGCAGTCCATGCTCTATAATATTCATTTTTTATTAAAAAAGTTCCATCAGATGCTCTAATGCCATTTCCCAAGGCAGTAAATCCACTACTATTAGTGGCATCTGTGTTTGGTGAATTCCAATGAGTAGTTCCTTGTTCCTTTAATTTACCTCCTGATATGCTATTACCACCTAAGTAAGTAGATAGTTGTTGCCATTCATATTGTGTGGGAATCCACCAACCTTGAGGAGCTAACCCCCTTGGGTCGTTTACTGCAAACCAATTATAAAGCCTAATTCCCGTATTCTCATCATTATCATACCAACACCAAGCACCTGTTGTTAATGCAGCCCAAGCCACGGGGTCTTGTACTTCTGGTATAGGAGAGCCGTCCCTATATTCTGTTACATTTAAGTCTTGTGCAGACCACTTTTGGTCGCCTATAACTACTGATGCTAAGTCAGTAGGTTTGGGAATTTCTACATTTCCCCCAACACTTTCAACAACTCCCGTAACACCCTTGTCGGTAGTTCCCGTACGCACATTCTGTGCATTAACCCACTCATTGGTAGTTAACGCAAATGGAGAGTCGTCTGAGTTCATGCGACCAGACTGTATATCTCCAAAGTATTTTAAATCTTTTTGCCTCATTATTAATTTTTAATTGCTGCGGTATACCCGTTACGAAGGGTGTTCTTGATGTCTACTAATGTAAGTCCACTTAGTCTTGCTCTTAATCTCTTCTTGTTGTTATAGAAAGATACTGCCTCTGGGCTGTAGTCGTTGTTTGAGTTGGGGGAGCGTTTCCACTCCTGCCATGCCCTAATACATTGTATAGCCTGTATGTCTATCTGACTTGCAGTGTCTACACTCTGACCGCTTGATATATACTGAAGTACTACGCTCTTTCTCTCATACCCAAGTGACATCTGTATTTGTCTTCTTTCCTTTATCACCTTGTACCCAATGCTAGTGCCTCCTGTAGCACCAAAGAATCTACCTGTTGGCTCACCAAAGTCAGAAATATTCCAAAACCAAAAAATGCCCAAACCGCCTAAAAATAGCTCATTACCGCCATAAATATTATTTACATTGTTTGGTGTAACTCCATTTGTAGGGTAACGTGGATGCGTAAATTGAGCCGTTGCTGGGTCGTATTTTCTTAACGGACTAATAGAGCTTTGATGCGGAAGTTTTTGCAGAACTCCATTACCATAAAAACCACAAGATACATCATCTACAAAATCGTCTGGCAAGTCTACTGCACCATAGTCGTTAACTGGTAGTTCTACCGTGTTAACTATTTTAAGCGTGTCAAATGATAGTTCTCTTAGGCAAGTAGCACCATGTACCATGTATTCTAAATAGTAGTGTATGGGAAGACCTGACTCAATAAGTCCACGCCTTGTTATTTCATCTAATGTTGCTAGTACCATCTTTTATTAATTATTTTTATTGGTTAGCTTTTTGTTGATTTGTAGGAACTCCCTTACTCTCATCAACAGTTGGGTCAACAAGTTTATCAGGTATTGCTTGAGTGCTGTATAATTTATATACTTCTTGAATTACTTGCCATTCTTGTTCGGGAAGTATCGGCAATGGGTCGTAATCCCCGTACATAGATATATCCATTATGGCTAAACGCATCGCTAACTTTATGTTTGGGAAGAGGGTCTTCAAGTCCTTTGTGAAAATAACATCCATACCAAAGTTCTCGTAACCAACCTGCCCCATTAAGTCGTTTAGCAACGGCTGAGATTTAATAAGACCTCCCTGACCCATTTGTAAGGGAATAAACTCTTTGTCTAATTCATATCCTATATCTTGTGGGTCATACTTTGCATATATAGCCCATATGCCCATATTTCTTGGTAGTTTTATTGGCTTGATGGGAAGCGTTGCCTTGCTCTTGCCATTATACGAAACGACATCTATACCTTCATATAGACCTAGTGTTGTGCCGTTTGGTATCACTTCCCCCATCTTCCCATTGATACTAAAATACTCTGTTTTAAGTAATTGATTTATTACATTGCCACAGGCTATTTTTATTTCATTATATGAAAGACTAGAACCCTCCGCTATATCACCACCTTCAATAAGTGACAAACAGCTTTCTGCTAATCTATAAATTGTTACAACTGCCATATTTTTATTATTTACGCTTTATTCATTTTAGCTTCTGATTTTTTCTTATTGTAATTTAAAGCTTTATGTTCATTTTCTGGTCTATATACATTACTTGGAGTTTCTGATTGGTCTGACATATTTTTCTTCATATATTCCAAATTAGTGTTGAACGCTTCAAGTTCTGTTGGTTTATTTACAGCCTTGCCATTTATTATATTGCCACTATATTTACCGTATTGAGTAGTAAGGTGTTTCCCTTCTTTGTGTTTTTTCTTCTTACCGTTATCGTCACTATCCATCCTAGTATCTTCTACTTTTTTTACTTGCCCAGGTGTTCCCGTAGGCATATATTTATAAGACTTTTTTAAAGAGTTTTGTTTTAAATCCCATTCTTCTTTTGTCATTATTTTAAATTTTATATATGGTTAACGCCTTGATAATTTTGTTGTGATTTCATTTCTGCAAATTGAGATACTTCAGCATCGCTAAGATTTATACCAACACTCAATAAAGCCTTTATTAGAATCATATTTATATCTGTATCCCTCCACTCTAATTGAACAGAACTTATTGGGTCATAAACGATGTTTCTTCCCCCAACAATGCTATATCCGTAAACAGGCTTCTTAGGTCTTCTCATGTAAGACACGCTGCCAATGTAATTATTGTTAGCAGGATATAAGCGAATAGTTCTCGGTGCAATTATTTCTCCTAATGGTGCTGTGGGAATTGGTGGGTCTATTTGAGAATTTAACTTATTAGACCTTTCATCTTCGTTTGTCATCTTAACTGGATAATATGTGTCCCTCCCGTCTTGAGTAAACTCAATTTCCATGTCTAACATATCAAGGTATACCCTGCTCTCAAAGACGCTTATTGTAGCTCCGCTTTGTATGGTTGTAATTGGGGCAATACTTACTTCAAATGAGGTAGAAGATGTTATCTTGGTTATAATGGTATCTGGTTGGAATAGCCCAGTTCCCGTACTAACTACAACAATCTGCCCTATAATTAATACTGTTGTACTAGAAACATTAATTGTTGTACCAGAAGATGCAGCATTTGCAGTAATTACCGATACGAAGAATGTGTTTGGGATTGTAACTATTTGTGGGTTACTAGCAGCCGAATTAAAGCCATACCTAGTTTTAAATGGGGTTAGGCAGTCTTTTATTATTTGAGATGTAGCGTACTTCGGGAATATGTCGTTGTAATAAGCAATCTGTCCCAAGTCAATTACGGCAACAGACTCTTCTATTGTCAAGAAAGAACCCCTCTCTTTTCTTATCCAGAAATTAATATAATCAACACAGTCTTTAATATTCATTTTGGCTGAAAGTTTGCCAAATTTAATAATATTATTAAGAAAAAAATTTTTATTCTACTATTTCTTTGCCCAATATTCTGTCTTGCTGTAAAATTATAAACTTCTTTCCGTTTATCTCATAGTGCTGTACCTTGTCTGAGTTAAAGTATGCTAGGTCACCATTTGAGGCTTGAATGTTTGGGAGGTGCTGCCTATTATTCCCAATGTGCATAATATGCGAAGACTTTGCCCTCTTTGTTTTTTTTATGGTCTGCGACAATATAATTTTGTCCTGCTCAAACTCTTCAAGCATCACATACCCATTGACCATTATTATTTCCCCGTCACGAATCACCCCAAACAAGTTTCTTATGTCGCAGCTAAAATACTCCTTACCGTTGTAGTTTACTAAGTTCCTGTATATTGGCTCACCGTTCTCTTGCTTTATCACTAGGTCATAGATAACCTTGAATGAGAATATTGCCATGTCACCTACTCTAAGGTCTTCTGTTGAGTACCCTTCATATTGCATATCAGTTGTGATGCGTTGGGGAATTGAAACTATTTCCCCTACAATATTTACCACATCTGCTGGGTCTACCGATGCCCCGTTTTGAATTGATGACCTTTTCATTAGGTCTGTTATATGTCTTATGTATCTTGTCTTTGGGTGTACTATTACTTTATTTGTTGGGGCTTGAATCATACTTGAATTTTTTGTATTTTTTTTCTTTGGGAACTATACGATAAGCATAGTACCATATCGCCATGTCGTTCAATACAAATTTAATATCCTTTTCTATATTTTTGTAACCTGGAATTAAACTTCCTCTCAAAGAACCGCTAAATACAACCCAAAGATAATAATTGGTTATTTGTATGGATGGGATTATTGAATCTTTTGGGTATGTAGATATTAATCCTATATAGTGAGGGAATTCACGCTGTAAAATATAGTATTGCAATTCCCCAGCATTATCTTGTTCACGATACGTTATGTATTCCAAAGGTTGCGTTTTTATGTATTTTTATTTGGGAAGTGCTGAAGTGCCTAATAATACCACCCTCACACAAAACCACACACCATATGTCGTTCTCAAACATTCCAGAGGACTCTACATAGATAGCGTAACCATCTTCACCCTTTTCGGTAACTACTGGAATCGGTATATTAAATTGCATCATCATTTTCGTATTCCCTTACAATAAACCATACATCACCATCTGGTGCTGCCTTTGCGTCAATCCATAGACAAGCATTTCCATTATACATCTGACCAATGCCCGAACTAGAACTAATTACTACTACATCTCCAGGGATGTACATATCACTGTACTCTTTACTAACCTCTACAACCCTTACCTTTTGGAATTCAAGTTGTACAAGTTCAATACCTACTGATGTTGTGTAGTTGTCCTCCTTTAGCGGTTCAACTAACATTTTTCTGCCAACTGGCTCAAATTTTTGCATATTTATTGTTTTATATTTGCCCTTCTGTATGTGCATCCCAGTCAAGTTCTTCGGTGCTTTCTGCACCTTCACCTCCCCAAGAAAAAAAAGTTTTCATAGTGTTAAGGATATTTATGTTTTGATATAATAGTACCTATCCCCACACATCCACAAAATAAATCCCCTCAATTCAATACACTCCATAATACCAGACATAACCTCATCTGATACTATCTGATTGTCCTTTCTGAATGCGTTCTTAATTGTAGCCGTTGACTTTAGTCCAAGTTTTACTGCAATTTCTAACTCAGATAGTTCGCAGTTCGCAAACCGTGCATCCATTTCGGTTTGGAATTTTAGGTAATTGACCTTGTTATAGCCTTGTATTTCTATCATATAAGCAAAATAAATTAAAATAAATATCATTTCAAAATTATTTTTATCAAAATTATTATTATTTTTGTGTCATGGGAAGAGTCAAGACTAAAACCGAAGTTATTAAAGAGCCATATGTTCCCAAACTTGATACGCATTTATACGTATATATACGCAAAAACCCACTATTACTAATTCCCATACCTTATAAATACAAACCCAACTATCAATACATTTTACCACTTATAAAAAACTAAACAATGGAACTATCGCTAAAAATGCACGAAACTAGAATGATTATTGAGCAACAGTATGACGACATCACAATAGATGAGATGTTCAATATGTTCAATGCTTTACTTATCTCTGCCACCTTTTCCCAAACGCAAATAGATAATTACATAATTGATAAAGCAGGTGAATTAAAGGAAGAAGAAGACTTTAATGATTAGTTTGCAAAAGGTGTCGTAAATCAGCACCTGTCGCAAATATTTACTTTGTTTACGACAACGTAAACAGTTTAAAAAAATAAACAACAAGGTACTATAAGTACCAATAACCAAATAAATTTAAACTTATGACATCAATAGAATGGTTACTTGAACAAGTAGAACATAACATTTCTAAAACTATTATTGAACAAGCAAAAGAAATGCACAAGCAAGAGATAATAGATGCTTTTTCCCATACAGAAATTATGAGTGGAGAGTATTTTCAAGTTTTTGATAATGCAGAAGAATACTATCAAGAAACATTTGTAAGTAAGGGAAGTGATGAAACATCTGACTTTGACAAACCTTTTATGCATTTTGCTAAACAATATGTAGAACAATTAAAAACTAAAAAATGAGTGCTATAATATCATTTACCATTGGATTTGTAACAATATTAATATTAATAAAATTAAAAACTAAAAAAGATTAGTTATGAAAATTTATCACGATATAGATTTTGGAAAAGTAAAAACCATTGAGGATATTATACTAATATTAAAAGCAATGGACTTTAATATAGTTGTTGATTCTGAGTATGAAATACCAGAAGAAATATTAGAGATTACAAAATTTTTAAAACAAAAAGATTAATTATGAGACCATCAGAATTTTTAGAAGAATATTATGAAAAAAAGAAAAAAGAAGCACAACTTCCCCAACAAGAAACTATGACATCAATAGATTTTTTAATGCAAAAGTTAATTAATGATTATGGAATGCAAATTGGTGATGATTATTTAATAATTCAACAAGCCAAAGAAATGCACAAGCAAGAGATAATAGATGCTTATTTCCAATGTGGCAAAGATAATTTTGACCATATAAAAGTTTGTAATAGGTCTGCTGTTGATTACTATCAAGAAACATTTGTTAGTAAGGGAAGTGATGAAAAAGAAGATTGTGAAAATACTAGTGGATTTTATCAAAACAATAATTTAAAACCTAAAAAAGATTAATTATGACATCAACAACAGACCTTATAGATGCTGAGATATGGAGTTTATCTTTAGATGATAAAATGAAAGTGTGGGATTTAATAGAACAATTAGTTAAAGAGAAAACATCTACTCTATATACAGAGGAACAAATGATAAATGCTTTTAAATATGCTTATTTAATAGGGGAAGATAACATATCTGAAGATGATGCAGAATTAGAAGCAAAAGAATACATACAATCACTTAAACAACCTAAAAAAGATTAATTATGACATCAATGCAACAAATTATTAACTCTTTTAAATGGACTGTTTTCTTTAAAGTTATAGATAACAAACCATTGACTAATTGGGAAGAGTATATAATGTATAAGAATATATTTGGTAAAAACTACTTTCAAACAACCTAAAAAAGATTAATTATGACATCAATAGAATGGTTATGGGAACAGATAGATGGTATTATACCCTATCAAGATATTAAAACATCACAACTTTTTAATGGGGTGCTTGAACAAGCCAAAGAAATGCACAAGGCTGAAATAATAAAAGCATTTGATGAAGGTCAAGAGTATGAGTACCAATATCATATTAATAATGCTCCTAAATTTGATTCAGAAACTTATTATCAAGAAACATTTAAAAGTTAACTAAAATGATTATAGTTTTAACATTGGTTAATATATTTCTTGTTATTTATTTAGTTGTTAAATCAGTAACTAAATACTACACAGAAAACTACACAGATAATTACCCAGAACTTTATGTTAGTAAAACAAGTGCTGACCATATTTCTGACATCAGCAAAATGGTAGAAGTTCCCAAACAAGAAATATGTATTAGTTGTGATGAACAAAAAGGAACACATAAAATCTGTATGGATTGTATTGGTAAGATGATAAAGGAAAACCAACAAGAAAAGTCTTTATCAGATAAATGGAAAGAATATCAGGATTGGTTAAATGAAACACCTGAAATATCAGATGAAGAAATAGAGAAAGGTGCTGATGAATGTTATCCTTTTGATGAATCAGACGATGGTCTTAAAGGGATGATTATTTCAGCAAAAAAAGGTGCTTGGTTTGATGCAATTAAATGGTATAGAGAACAATTAAAATGTAAGGGAAATGATAGTAAAAGTAAAAATTGAAAAAGAAATAGAATTAAAGACTATGGTCGTAAAAGCAGAACCTCGTTATTGGGAGGATTCTGTAATAGATGGCAAAGATGATACAGAAAGTGGGTTATATGTTCCTTGTAAAAATGGGAACATATGGAATCCACACATAGACATTGATACTGGAATAATTACTAATTGGGATAAAGGAGTTAAAGCAAATATTCATTATAAGGTTGCTGATTGTTGTGGGTATGACTTATTAGATAGTAATGATAATGTTATTATTTCATTTGAAGATGGGTATGTTCCCAAAACATTATATCCTAAAGAAAATGGTTATGGAGATTATATAATAATGGATATTGACGAAAATGGTAAAATACAAAATTTCAAATTTTATCCTAATGATTTTGAAGGCGTAAGTATAATAAATAAACAATGAAAGAATTAGAAAAATACTCAAAAATAAGTATTGAATCAGAAGTAGTAGTGCCGATAAAAACTGAATTAAAATTAATTGGTACATTAAAGCCTAATAAAGGACACAAATGCTTTGAGATAAATACAATAACTAATGAAATATGTGAAGCGGAATTTTATGAAGATATTGTATCAATGTTTTCGTCAAGTTATGAAAGAAGAAAAAAATTGAAAGTAAAAGAAAATTGCGTTTACATAACTGCATTAAATAAGAAAAATGCTTTAAAAAAGTATAGAGAACAATTAAAATGTAAGGGAAGTAGCACCGTACATGATACACCTTCTCATGGTAGTTATGCTGATTTAGAAAAATTACGCAGAGGTAGAAGTAAACATTAAAAAAGAAAGTCAATGAAACAAGTGTTCTTGATTATTATTGTTTGGGAATTAGCAAAACTTGCAATTAGAACAATTTTTGATAAAATAGTTAATGAGTAAAACGGGCGCATTACAATAAAAATAAGCGCAATATGAAATATGATATATTTATTTGAATTTATAATAGTTTTGTTGATATCTATTTTTTGGGTTATGGGAATAGACAATATGTCTAATAATCACAAAGACTATAAGGGAGATGATTTTTTAAAGTAAAATTGTCAGCTTTAGGCTGACGAATAAGATACAAAAGATATGAATAAAATAAAAATAAACAGGGTAAAACTTTATGATAAGTATATGGCTTGGGTAAATCAAGTAGCAGATGATATACCAGAAAAGACGCACTTTGATGTGGATGAGATAATTAATGCTATTAGCCGTATTTTAGAGTCTGATACTGATATAATTCAGGAGTTCCCAGACAAGATTGTTAGGGAAGTAGTGGCTAAATACAAGCAAAGAAGCGACACAGGTATAAAGAAATACAACACGACCTTGGAAGAAAATAACACAGATGATTTTCTAGTTCATCTTCAACAAGAATTAATGGATGCCACGTTGTACGTTGAAAAATTATTATCAAAACTTCCCAAACAAAATGACTAAACAAGAGTACATAAACAACAAGAGAACAAACCAAATGAAAGTAATATACGAATACTACAAGGAGAAGTACAACCCTAAAAAACACACTCCATTTTTGTCTGAGCAAGAGTTTTACGTTTACATACAAATGAACAGAGATTTAAACGAAACTTACATTAAAGTAGCAAACTATTACGACTCTTATTACAACGTAGTTACCATTCTAGACGAAAAAGGTAACATAATTACTGCTTATTAAAAATATTTTTTGGTAGTATCAAAAACATTTCTATATTTGTTGTGCTTAACATTAATTAATCATGTTTACCAACAAAAACAATCATTTAAAATACTGGGCGATTCCTGTTGCAATTTTTTCTTCTGCTTTTCTATAAGCGAATTAATTTTTGTTAAGCAACAACAGGGGTTGCCCTTAACTTTTTATATTATGGCAACAGTCAGAAAAACAATGTTTTTTGGAATTGATTCAGAAGATTCTAATTACCACACACACAAAATTTCTTTTACAGGGCAATCAATTATTATTGCTGATGCAGATGATGATTTTAATGTAAATGCAATTGAAGTATCAATTCAAGATTGGAAGGATATATGTCAATTTATTCTTGAAGAAAAAAGAGAGTATGATTTTATTGTAAACTATAAAAAATAAAATTATGCCTAAAAGATTTACAGATACAGAAATATGGAAAAATCAGAGATGGTTTAGAAAACTATCTCCTATAAATAAATTGATATTTTTTTACATAAAAGACCAGTGTAACCATGCAGGTATTTGGAAAATAGATTGTTCTGACCTTATTGATGATTTAGGTTTGGATATATTTGATATGGATAATTTTATTGATGAAATGAATTCTGATTTTGATAAAATAAATGGTAAAAAAATACAAAAAGAAAGGGTTAAAATTTTAAAAAATAACAACCTTTGGATAACTGGGTTTATACAATTTCAATATGAATCAAAAGAAAAAGTTGTTAGTGAGTCATCTTGTGTTAAAACTGCTCTTTTAATTTTAAAAGGTCTTGATATATATGAAGAATCTATAAGTAAGGGTTATGTAACCCTTAAAAAAAACGATATAACCCTTAATAAGGGTTTGGTAACCGATAAGGATAAGGATACATACAATACTCTTATAAATAATAATAATAAACAAGAAGAAAATTTAAAAAATTCAAACTTGTTTCGTCAGCCAAATATTCCAACTAAAGACCAAGTTTGGGAATTCTTTCATGGTGCAAGGGCAACAAAGGAAATGGCTAAGGCTTTTTACGACAAATATGAGGGAACGGGATGGTTTATAAATGGCTCTCCAATTGTGAAGTGGCAAGCATTTGCAAACAATTTCATTACAAATTGGATTAAGATTGAAGAACAGAAGAAGAAAAAAAACACCTATCAACAGCCTGACCCAACCAAAATAAAAATAAAATTACCTAATTCCCCAACCCCAAGATATGATTAAAGATAAATTACCTCCACAGTCAGCAGAAATTGAGGAATCAATCTTAGGGTCTTTGATGCTTGACATTAATTGCCAAAACTTAGGGATGTCAAGATTGTTTGAGGATATGTTTTATAAAATTGAATTTAAGGCTGTTTTTAAGGCTATAGCGGCACTTTATGATGGTGGGCAAGGCATAGACATCATTACGGTGGTTGAGGAGCTTAAAAGGCAAAATAATTTAGAACTAGTTGGAGGGGCTTATGCGGTCATGAAAATAACTAATTCTGTGATTAGTTCTGCCAACATAGAAAATTACATTTTGATTTTGTCTGAAAGTTATTTGAAGAGGGAAATGATAACCATATCACACGATGCATTTTCAAAGTCATTTTTGGACGAAACTGACATTTTTGACCTTATAAGTGCTACAGACGAAAAGATGCAGAAGTCGCAGGAGAAGGTTATTAAGGGAATGTCTAAGGATATAGTTTACTATGGAATGAAGGTTTTAGAGCAGCACGCTACCGTTAAGCATAGTGGTGTTTTGGGAATTAAAACCGAAATAAATGAACTTGACAAGGCTACGAATGGCTTGGTTTCCCCAGACTTGATAATAATTGCCGCAAGACCAGGTGCAGGTAAGACTGCATTGTCGTTGTCTATTGCTTATAATACTTCTGTCTTGGGAAATGTTCCTTGTGCGATTTTTAGCTTAGAAATGGATGGAGTTCAGTTGGTAAGAAGGCTGGCTTCTATTGACACAAACATTCCACATGAGAGAATAAGAAATGGTCAGACTACAGATAATGAGGATAGGATGTTAGGGGAGTCCATAGACAAGATTGCTTCGTCTAAGATTTTTATTGAGGACAGGACAAGTATGAACATTAGGGATATTAGAACCAAGGCTACATTGTTAAAGAAGAAGCATAGTATTGGGTACATAATTGTTGACTACATACAATTGATGTCTGGAACTGATGTTAAAAATAAGAATAGAGAGCAGATAGTTTCTGATATAAGTAGGGGTTTAAAGTGTATAGCAAAGGAATTAGAGATACCTGTAATTGCATTAAGTCAGTTAAGTAGAGCTGTAGAGTCAAGGGCAGACAAGATGCCTCAGTTGTCAGACCTAAGAGAGTCTGGTGCTATTGAGCAGGATGCAGATAGTGTATTATTTTTAATGCGACCTGAGTATTATGGTATGACAGAACCTATTGACATAAATAACATAGAATACCCTGTACAGAAACTAGCTATTTGTACTATTGCTAAAAATAGACACGGTTCTACAAAAAATATAGCAATGGAATTTACTGGCTCAACAATGCAGTTTAGAAATCATCATTTAAGTCAAAATAAATTAATTAAGATAGAAAGACAAGCTGACGGCACATTTTCAAAAGAAGATTTACCATTTTAAAATGAAAAGATTTAATTCAAGTATTACGCAAAAGAATTGCAAGTGTTCTGCTGACTGTGAAAAGTATCCAACTCTAGGTTATAAGGGATATTTTATTCATCACTTCCCTGGCGAAATAAAAAAACAATACAGAAACCACAA